TCGGGTGTAGAAGCTCACCTGTACCCGTGGCTCATGGCTTGTTTCCGTGCCATCCGCATAGGTTTTTCCCTCGTCGTCTACCAGAAAATAGACGATATAGCAATCCGGAAGTTGCGGGGAAACAGGTTGATCCGGGTTAGTTTGCCATCGCTCGAAACCATAAGGGATTCCGCTTGCTGCCTGATACGCTGTCAACACAGACTCAATAGTATCCATCCATTTGCTCAATCAATCGGCACCCCTTTCTTTTTCAGTACGGCGCGTTCAGTGGCACGGATTTCCCTTTTGTTGTCGTCAAACGCCGGCCGGACAAACGGGTCTGGAAACTCTGGCGAATGTCCATCGCCGTACTCCTGATAAACACCGTGAGCGGCTTCCGGATGCTTCTCCATATCAATTCCAATCGTACCATAGATGTAATTGTCTTCTTGCTTTGCTGGTGTTGATTTAATGGCATTTACAACTGCGCCTGTCCTGCGGTGCCGTTCAGCGCCTGCTTTCATGGATTTTTCCACAATCGGCAGGGCGGCATTCACAGCCTCTTTACACGCCTCATCAATGCTGTTACCGGCTGCCTGAATCTTCTCAAGGTATTTATTAAAATTCGGCAGATTCACTGATACCGATAGTGCAGAGCTTCCGTATTTGTGCCCGTTAATCTTAATGCTGCCCATTTACGCTTGCCTGCACTTTCATTTCAATTTGGCGGTGCTCCCGGCGGATATCATCTAAGCTGGTAATCCGGTAAACAATCCCGGCGTCGTCCACAATCCGACACATCCGGGTAATCCGGGCATCATACCACACGGTGACGGTTGCCAGTGCCGTGGCCTGAACACTGTTTGCTACCCATGCCTCAGCTCCGTGGACGTTTTCCCACTTCGCAGCGGTCCATCGTGGCGGGTCGAATTCTGTGGCGTTGCCGAGGTCTGTCCAGTGGTCTTCGCTATGCATCCCGGTTCCCGTTTCCAAATTCTGCTGAATGCGGATTCTTGCGGTCATTTCTCCCGGGTCTTTAATCATACGGGAATCACCCGGCCTTTCGAGAGAAGCGCGTAGAAAGCTGCCGGGACGGACGTATCTCCGCCCCGGTGCATCCATGCCCAGGTTGCATACAGCAAAATGGCTTGCTTAACCTTTTCCGGCACTGTATCATATCCGGCGGTATAAATAATTTGCAGACGGGAAAAAGCCGGTACATCACCGCCGGGCTTTAATACCAACACCGCCGGTCCGCCGTCATTGTGGACGTCAAACTGTGCTGTCACATCCTGCTGCATCCCGTCCGGTAAAATTGCTGTAACGCTTCGCAACTCGCGAAATGGGGGCCGGGGAAGCGTAATAGGCACCATTGCAACACCATATACCGGCTGTAATTCCGGCTCAATGGTAAGCTGCAAGGTCTGTTCACAATATGCAGCATTCTGGTATGCTTCGGCTTCCTCGCGCCCCGCTTTCAGCAGACTGTTTACCATCGGCTCCTGTTCTGAACTGACCGGCAGGCCCTGCATCCAGCTTTTAAAGTCAGCCAAGTTTACCGGTTCCGCCGTCGGCGGTGTTATTACCTTTACCATCCGCCTTTGCCTCCTTTAGCGGTGCAGCGGCAGACGCTGTATCAGGCTTTTCGGCGCTTTGCTTTCCGCCAACTGCCTTCGCGTACCCGGCCCGAATCAGGTCTTTCGCGGTCGCATCGTCTGCATCGACAGTTTCGCCGGCGGTGTACGAGAATTTCAGGCCGGCGCAGCACGCCAAAATTTTAATCTTCATCATGCCGCCGCTTTCATTACAAGCAACTGCACGGCCTCCGGCACAATCAGCTTACCGTCGGTACGTTCGTTGCCCTTGAAGCCGACCTGCCCGTTTTCCGCGTAGAGCTGATCGAGGACCTGCATCTGCATCCCCAGTGTGTCCTTAATCGTGTACTGGCTGAAATCACCGAAGGCAATCGCTTTCGCACCCGCAGCAACCGCCGGCATGTAATCCGATACGGCAACCGGACGGCCAAGCAGAGTATTCGGCTGCGATGCGGTAAGCCCTGGTTGCCACAGATAGTCTCCGGTCGTGGCGTTCTTCAATTTACGGAGAATTTTCTCGGCGCCGTCGCTCATGAGGAAAGTGGCATTCTGACGATAGGCGGCTTTCAGACTGTAAAACAGGTCAAGCAGCTCATCCGCAGTGATAGCCGTAGATGCCGCCGTAGTAACACCGGTCTGTGCATCTACAAGGACACCTTTCGGCTTGTCCGTACCGTTGCCGTTGAGATATGCGTCTTCCTCGCCTTCTGAAAATGCACGGCCAAAACTCGTAGAAATCAGGCCGGTCAGGTCAAACTCAGAATCATGAAGCAGTTCCTCAGATACCGGAATGATTTTGCCAAGTTTATGGTTCCCGATCGTTACCGTGCCGTAGGTATCGTCAACCTTTGGATAAGCCCCGTTCTCACCAATCCAGCTTGCGGCGCCATAACTGGATGCCAGCACGATTTTCCGGTCGGCAGTCAAAGTAAGCGTACTTGCCAGGCGGCGCATAACAACCTGCTTTGCAAGTAATGCACGCACAGAACTTTCCATCTCTTCCGGCATGACAAGCATTCCGCCGCTTTCAGCACCCGTAGACATTACGTCAGTGAGAATCTTGCGGTCTTCTCCGGTCAGCGAGTTCATGCCGCCGCGGACTGCCCGGAAAAATGCGTCTTTATATTCGGCTGTTGCGGTTACTTTCTGCGGCTTGCTGCCGTCTTTCGGCTCAGCTTTGCTCTTAGCCGGTTCCGGTATTTTTTCCAGCGCATCTTCGCGGGCCTGCTGCTTTACCTCCGCCTTGATTTCGGCATCCAGCTTGTCAATGTCGGCGTCCATTTTGTTGTAGGCCTCCATGTCTCCGGCGTCCAGCTTTGCGCGGGCGTCTTTGACCAGGGCGGCAAGTTTCTGCTTCTTTTCAATAAGAGTCATGTAAATTCCTTCTTTCTAAAAATTTATGGATTTTTCAATTAGGCTTAATTTTGCGCGGGCAATCGCAAGTGCCTGCGCATTGGGCTTTATCAGCGGTGCAACGGACTGCGGTTGAGTGCCTTCCTCCGCTTTGACTTTGGCGGGTTCCTGTTTTTCGCCTGCCTTTGCTTTTTTCTCGGCCAGCATAGCACGGGTTTTTTCAATCACCGCACGGGGAAGCGGCAAACCGTATGCTGCAACAAGCTGTGGTTCCGCGGTACCGGACACCTTGTCCGCAAGCCCTAATTCAACAGCTTTTGCGGCAGTGATCCAGGTTTCTGCGTCCATCATTTTGAGCGCATCTTTTTCGGCCATGCCGGACTTCGCAATGTAGGCCGCAGCTATCGCCTTGTCGGCCTGCTGAAGCATTTCGGAGGAGTCATCCATTGCATGGTAATTCCCCTCTGTCATGCCCGAAACTCTATGTACCATCAGCATTGCCGTTGGCGACATCTCATTCGGCCCGGCCATTGCAATAACGGAAGCGGCAGACGCTGCAAGGCCGGTAACACGGATATTGACGCCGCCGGAATATCCGCGAAGGGCCGCATACATTTCGGAACCGGCAAAAATATTTCCGCCGTAACAAGTTGAAATCTCCACGTCAAGCGGTTCTCCATTTGCACTCTGAATAGCACTGCGAATATCATTTGGAGTTGTTACCGTATAACCGAAGAAGTCGTAAATCGGCTTATCGTCGTCTGATACAATGTATCCTTTAATTTCAATCGCCATTTTTATCACCTCCGCTCTTTGTGGATTCTGCCGAAGCAGTCATCAGTTTTTCAAGGCTGCGCAGGTTGCCGTTTGCAAGGTAAGCATCGCCACCAAGTTCAGCCGGAATACTGTCCATATCTTCCAAACTGCGGATATCATTGGCCGACATCCAGCCATTTTGCCGGGCGACAGCGTAACCGTCCATACGTGACTTATAATCGCCGCGCAGCAGGCCCTCGACCGAGAACTTTGGAAAATAGGCCACCCGTTCCTGCGGCATCAGGAGCTGAGCAGTAGTAGCTTTTTCGATGCGTACCAGATGCGGCCGCAGGGTGTAAATGACGTAGTTCAGGCTCATCTGCTCAATGTTGCTGAAAGTCGCATGGTCAAGGTCGCCGATCATATGCAGCGGCACATTATAGAACCGGGCAACTTCCTCGACCTGGAATTTTCGGGTTTCAAGCATCTGGCTTTCCTGAGGGCTGTCGGTGACTTTCTGAAATTTTGAGCCCTGCTCCAAAAACAACAAGCGTGCTGTGTTTGAAAGCCCTGAATAGTTGTTTTTAACATCTTTTTTATACTGCTCGAACTGGTCGCCTTCCATGACGTCTGGATATTCGATAATCCCTCCGACATTTGTCCCGCTTTTGAAGTAATCCGACGCATATTCTTCGGCCGCTTCACCCAAGCCGATTGCATTCTGTGCCAATTCAAGCGGCCGGAATGCGTTCAACGCATCCATGGAGAACCAATCCACCCGAAAAATCTGGTCTTTCCGGAGGATAAACTGCTCTTTTCCGGACGGAGTGACAACATATTCGAGCTCCTGCGTCTCGGAATTCCGCCGCACCCGGACGTAAGGTGTCGTAATATTCCACATCTGGACAATCTGGCCGGCATTATTCCGCACCACTTCGGCATAGCCACGGCCGTAAATCAGCATGTTTGCAATAAATGCCTGCCAAAACTGAAAGCTGTCTGTCTCCGGGTTCGGCACATCGTGAAGCACGCCGTAAAGCGGATTATCGGTCGCCTTTTCTTTGCCGGTCTCCGTTTTCCGGTACAAAAACAACGGCAGGGACGCGATACTTTCCGAAAGTAACCGGACGCACGCGAACACAGCCGTTGTTTGCAGAGCATTTTTAGCATTGATATGAATTCCAACTTTGGATAGGATCGCCCCGAGTGCCGACCGCAATTCCGGAGACGGTCTCGCCAAGGTTGAAAGATTTTTGAAAAAGGTCTTTACTCGATTCAGAAATTTCAAATTGCAATCACCCCATGTTCCGCGTAAGCATTCCGCCGTGCCATGTGCGGCAGTAGGCGCGCCATCGCATCTACCATCGCAACGAAAATATCAATGCGTTCGGTTTTGCTGTCCTTAATCGGCATGTAGTTTTCCTTGCCGTCCATGCTGATATTTACATTGCCAAAGCACCAGCGCGCCGCCGGGTTCGCTTCGTGGGTAATCAGGGGCAGCTTTTTTTCTTTAACGTTCGTTTCACTTGTTTTAAACATGACTTCCAGCTCCTTCATGGACGGCGACATGCCGAGAATACTCTGCGGAACCTCAACCATTTTTACACCGGCGGCCTGTAGCATCAGTGTTGTTTCCGTCGCATTATATCGGTCGAATCCAATTTCCCGGATCCGGTACTTTTTAGCGTATTCCAAAATGCGCGCCCGGACGGCGGAATAATCAGTGACGTTGCCGTCGGTTACCTGTAAAAATCTATTTTGCGCCCATTCGTCATATGGCACATGGTCGCGCTTGACACGTTCCTTCATATTTTCTTCAGGAATCCAGGCATCGAAGATCACCCGATAATCTTTCCAGCCTTTTTGCGGCGGAAAAATCAGGGCGAAGCCATTCATGTCCCAAGTGGTTGCAAGGTCAAGCCCGCCGTAGCAGTAACAGCCTTTCAGGTCATCCCGCGTCCAGCTTCCTATCGTCACGTCCCATGACGTAAGCGGCAGCCAACCGCGCTTCTTGTTTTTGTTCCACTGATTGAGGCGCAGCCAGCGGAACAGCCGTTCCGCCGCCGGATTATTCCGCGCGGCAACAGCTTCCTGCCTGACTTTATCAATATCGATTGACACACCAAGCGACGGGTTACAGGTGAACCATGTTTTCTCATCGAAAATATCTGCATCTTCCGGGGCACCATAGATTTTTACATACCAATACGGATCATCAATTTCACCGTCACGCACCCGGCGGGCGTATTCATGTTCTTCCCATCCGATAGACGTACGGTCCGGATCGTCGCCAGCCGTCGTAATAATCCAGTACAGCGTTTCCTTCCGGGCCGCGCCCGCGCCAAATGTCATAACATCCCACAGGTCACGGTTCGGCTGCGCGTGAAGTTCATCGAAAATAACGACCGTTGGGTTCAAGCCGTGCTTTGTATAGGCTTCAGCAGACAGGACCTTTAAAAACGTTTTGGTCTCAGTATTTTCAATGTACTTTGCGCTGTCTTTTACCTTTAGCGTCGCCTGTAAGGCTTCGTCCTGGTCAATCATCTGTAACATAGCGCCGTAAACAAGCGACGCCTGCTCGCGGTCTGCTGCGCAGCAGTATATCTGCCCCCCGGGACCGTCACACATCAGATGGTAAAGGCCTAAACCGGCAATCAGTGTGGTTTTGCCATTCTTCTTCGGAATTTCAAGATAGGCATAACTATATTGCCGATATCCCTTGTCGTTCAGCGTCCCATACACATTGCGGACGATTTCTTTTTCCCATGGTTGCAGTACAAACGGTCGTCCATAAAAATCGTCCGTAAGGTGCAGGAACTGAATGAAGTCTATTGGCTCGTTGGCTTTTTTGTCATCATACATTAGCCTCCACCCGCTCTATGCTCCATAAATGCGGCCATGCCCGTTTTTTTCTTTTCTTCCGGCTTCTTCGGGATGGACCTAAGGGCCGATTGCACCGTCATAACGTTTTCCTTATCGATATCAAGCAGCAGTTTCCGCTTAGCCATTAGTTGCTTATCACAGTTGACAATATTGTCGGACAACTTCACCAGCAACCGATAGTATTCTGCCGTCTTGATGCCGTCCTTTTCTGGATTTCCGGTGCGGCCAGCTTTATAATCCCGCTGTAATTCCTCTTTTGAGGCGATAAACTGATTCCGGACATCCCGAACCTGCTCACACTCTTCCACAAGCAGACAGTGAGTGTTGATAATCTGCTCATAGAGAGCATCATCCTTGCCAACAGAGGCAAGCAATTTCTTAATTCGAGCAAATTCTTTTGCCGCAATTTTATGCTCTTTTTTCTTAAACTGTATTTCCATTGGAATATGAGTCAGCATTGCCGCCTCAGCATTTCGCCGAGCGGCAAGCTCATCTTTTGTGCGGTGCCCTTGTACAGTGAGCACCGGTTTTGAAGGCCGTGCCATACTTCGGACACCTCCATTTCCGGATTTTATTAGTTTTGGGAAAAAGTTTTGCGCGGAAT